CCGCTCTGAGGACTAGACTAACATCTGGTCCGTCAAACGGAGGAGGGAGATGACATCGTCATCGCCCGCAGGCTTTGGTTAAACCGCAGCCCGATCACCCCCTAAAAGGGTGACCTCCACCCGAGCTTGATGTTGACGTGCTCGGGGCGTCCAGAACGCTCCAAGTGCTCATCATCGACGCTCGCAACGTCGAATGCGTCCCAATTACGGAGACGTAAGAGACACTTGAGTAGGGCACCGCTCCCCTCCAAAGGATCAGGAGGAGGTTCGGCATGCACGTAGAAGCCCTTGACTAGAGGGCTGTGCGTGTATGGATCCAGCTTCTGGAATTGGTATCCAAGAGCTGATTCCCTGCCCAATACTGGAGATGTAGGAGCTACATTTGGAAACTCCTTAAGGAGTTTTCCAAGGTAGTTATCCAACCATCCAGCTGACTTCCACAAACCAGCCCAATAGAGCTGGTTACGAGTGGAAACAGCTGAGATCACTTCGTTGGCAAAGCCAACGATTGATCCTCCAGCAGCGCTCTGCCGCCGTGTCGGGAGCAACTGACGGATCTTGACGATTGAAACGTCATTTCCATCATAATACTCTCGTCCGCAAGACTCTCTGAACTTTCCAGTCCAGTAGGACTTGCTAGCGTTGACTTTCTGCCCAAAAGCAGTCAGCTCGCTAACGACGGACAGCACATTGTCTACGGGGACGATAATATCGTCTCCGAAGACCCGCACCTGCTTGCGATAGTGTTTAGCAACCACTTCGCAAGAAAGCGGAGCACTAAGCTCCCTTTCTATCCCAATGAATATGATGGTCAAGAAGACCATTGCTTCAATTGGGAAGCAGAGAGCTGAGCCCATAGACGCGAACTTGGCTAGGCGAATAACGCCATGACCAGGTACGTCAGCCTTTCTAGATCTACACGATTGGATCGCCTCAGACAAAAGAGGAAACCCATCGAATAGAGCTAGTACATGCTGATTGGAAACACGATCAGAAGCTTCACTCATATCGAGTGTCGCGAGTTCGCCGCTGAGCGAACCCAGGTGAGCAAGAACCCGGTTAGGGTCTTGATCATCCAACCCGATCATCATCCGTAGGGAGTCATCCCTAGAAAGATGATCACGGATCAAGCGAAAGACCGCCTGCTGTGCATATTGCATAGCAGTAGGTTCAATTGCAATAATCCGTGGTGTCTTCAACGTTTTAGGAACTGCGATAACCCTTACGGGAATCTCAGCTCCAGGCTCGAGGAAGGATACACTCGTTTGCGATCCAACTCTTCTGAGATGGACAGCAGCAGAAGGGCTATATAGCATCTTCTGACCCGAATAATCCATATAGGATATATTCGGAACTATGTATCTGTCAGCAGGGAAAACCTGCTGCATCCGCAGGGGCCAGGTTTGCTGATTCCACTTAGCATTACTGCTAAGTTTTTCAGCAACAGCGCCTGGTCCATGTTTTGGAATCAATGAATGCATCGAGATGGATGACTCCATCCCCGCAAACATTTCTCCAAACAACACCTTCGACACTCGCTTAAAATCCTCCATAAAACGAGGATGTAGGCTTGCGTCGGAGTTGCGGACTTCCTGCTCACACTGAACGTATGCGGACATCGCTAGTTTCTCGCGTTCTTCAGAAACAACCTGGTTAGGGTTGCTCTGACGAAGTGAGGTCCCCGAAAGGGGATCTCCCGAGAAAGCTATCTTGCTAAACATCAGTGTTAACTGACGAATGGCAAAGATTGCCTCGATGTCCGGATCGGACAGTAGTGCGCCACTACAAGGATCGAACACACGTCCAAGGAAACCTTGCATAAACGCAGGGAGACCAGTACGACGGCCCGGAGCTCTTTTGAATTCCGGGACGTCCGAAGGGACGACGAAACCTTGGTCCAGCCACTTTTGGGTAGCTTTTCCAAAGTTCGCCAGGGATATCGCCAAAAACGATATCCCCTCGTGTTCTGTCCGACTCATGACAGTTTTTATGTCATGAGTGGCGCTCGTGCAACATCGCACAGCCATTTCTTGAGCTGTGCAGGACCAGAGTGACGTCAGGCTTTTCATAGTCCCTCCTTTAATAGAGGTGTACTATCCCTAGCCCTTGACGACAAGACTGACTGGAGACACTAGTTAGCGTCAATTCCTCCAGCCCATCCCAACACCTCCTTTCGGAGACGAAGGGTGGGGGGAGGAGTAACATGACGCGTTTCCAGCAGCCCCAATCAGTTCACACCATCTTATGGACAATTATCTTGACCATAGAGGATGGCCTCACCGAGTAAATACAAGGCGTTAACGACCGCAACCGTAACTGCGAGAACCTTTCGGTTCACCGTAGTTCTAGGAAGCGGATCGGTCGCCCTCCTCCCGGGAGAAGCTCTCGGGGGGCGTGAGTAGCCACGACGGTCGCTTTTGCGACCGTTGCGACCACTGGGAAGTTCATCCCAGTGACCACCGCTACTCAAGGTACCTACTCACCCGGTGACGTCTGCTGCCAGATGCAACGCCAGTTGCGGTTGAACCGGTAAAACCGGGCAACCATCAACTTGGTGCTGCCTCTGACCGAAAGGAGCGTCAGATGATTAGTCTGACGCACCGTCGGCTTGATGGCGATCATTACGATTCGCCACCCAACAGCTTGACAATCACCGCGTCCGAAGTCGCGGAGAACAGGGTCTTGAACCCTGTGTACACCGCGAGTGCCTCGGCAGCCGTATAGCCCGCAGGCGGGATGTCAAAGACCATGTAGTTACTCATGGAAACTTTGACGTTCTCGCTGGGCTTAAACGGATCCGTGGTGATCTTCGAGGTGTCGATTCGCAACATCCTGCGAGTCCGCTTCCCATAGATATGGGAGGCAGACAGCTGGATGAGACCGTCCCCACTCGAGTATTCCGACTTATCGTCCCCCACGCTGATGCGTGGGAGCGAGGTCGTCACACCCGAAATGGTGACGGATTGCGGATCGGTGAACGACATGGGCATCACTCCTAGGAGCCCGGTTAGACTCCCAATCGGCGTTGTAACGCATGACAACATTCATGCTACTACGACTTGGTCAAACCAAGCGCAGCAACGATCGCCTTCTGGCGGGACGACATGTCGTCCCACTGAAGGCCAAACCCATAGGGTGTCGCCTTTAGACGTTTCTTAGTCTCAATGACCAGGGTAACGTCAGGTGGCCGCACGTCCGACGATTTAAAACCCGTCGGACCTACGAATGTATAGGTATACTTACTGATGGTTGTTTCCATCATGTATCCATACATCAACACCTGATTGTCGATGGCCCAATTCGTCCAGTTCTTAAGAACATCGGACGTGTTGGAAAACCAATCGACAGCCCAGCTCCAAGGTGCAAGGTTCCAGAGAACATCTGGAGTCAGTGACAAGCCGATTGTTTTCTTGGCTTGAATAACAGCGCGTGCTATGTCCGTACGTAGACTTCCGTCTACGGGCGGAACATAGTATGAAAACGCGCCGCTAAACCACTGACGTTTCGTGACCTCATGGGTCCGATACACAGTGCCCTTGTTAGTAAGAGCGTTGTTCATAAGAGTACTTCCCGATGGATTAGTCCAAGGGGAAACTCCTGAACGCGCCGTCGAAACGACTGACGTCTTACTCTCTGGGAACTCATACCGGCGGCGAACCATCTTGCCACTGTTCCGCTCGTGCTGACGCATAATATCGTCAGAATGAACGATAGAAGAAGAAATCTTCTTCAGATCATTGACAAGAGGCTTCCAGCCGAACTCGTAGTTGAGATATTCGGAACCGATTGCGCGTCTGCGCTCTCGATTCGTCATACTCCGGAACGTTGATAACGCTCCGCCAATCAGATGGGGAATACCCTCTCTGAGAAGTTCTCCGAGTGCGACTGAAAAGTCCGCTGAGGCATTTGAAGGTGAGCACCTAGCAATGGCAGTAGCACCCAATTCGGCCAACTGTGAATCAGTTGATTCCGAAGAAGGGGGCCATGCCATAAGCGAAGTGCTCATAGGTAGCATCGGACCCTCGTATTCCATACGAGTGGTCGTAAATGTTACCTTATCCACTGTCTGCCCAGAAAGGTGTACAGGAGCCGGATTAAAGGCTTCTGCATACTTTTTCTGAGTGTAGAATGGACCTCCAAGGTCTCCCTTGAAAGAACCGGTTTTCCGGTTCCTCCAAGCAGGATGAGTTTCCGATTCAGTAACCTGAATCCCATCCAGTAGGTGGAACTCGGTAGAATTAGCAGCTGTACTCACAGAGTGAGTGCTGCTAAATGGACTCGTTGTATACGTGTCCAATCTACCTCCAGTTGCGCCATCGTATTCGATTACTCGTTTACGTGTGGCCAAATGGTCCTCCTCTGGTTGGCCAGAAAGCTCCACAGGTCCGGGATGTTAATTCATCCCAATCCTACAGATACCAACTGTAGTGAATGTTGCGCTGCGCCCAGGGCCCCGCAAGGGGCC